AAGCGCATGGTTGAGAAATTTCGCTCGTATGTGGGGTTGATCACATACGGAGATGACAACGCCATGGGTGTACACAAGGATGCTGGATTCTTTAACCACACAGCCATCCAAGGTGTATTGGCGGCTATTGGTGTTCGTTACACTATGGCAGATAAAGAGGCGGAAAGTGTTCCCTACATCCACATTGATGATGTGTCCTTCCTTAAGAGGACATGGAGGTTCGATGAAGATGTGGGTGCGTATCTTGCTCCACTCGAAGAAGCTTCCATAGGTAAAAGTCTCACAAGAGTGGTGGCTTCCCGAACCATCACCCCAGAGGCGCAAGCAGTTGAGGTGCTCAAGAGTGCGCATATGGAGTACTTCAACTATGGGTGGGAGAAATTTCACCAAAAGGATGCCATGATCCGAGAAATCATGGATGAGTGTGATTTGTGGTCACACACTCAGATGGAACGCTTCCCAACCTGGCAAGAGTACAGGGATGGGTTTTGGCGTCGGTCTACTTAGGCAGGCCCCGGGCTAAAGCTATATAGTCCGTTAAACCAAAATGTAGCACGTTAGTTTAGTTACTGCATATTCATTAGTTTTACATTTGTTTTGTTTGTGAGAGTGGAGATTAACGTAAACTTGCCAGGGCGATCCCCGAAATCCATATTGATGGAAGGTACCGGCTAGTTACCAATTAAATGTTCCCGGGTTTAATAATGAGTTTAAAATTACCCGGTTAAATACCAACTCGGAAATACCGATACAAAAATTAAGGACCAGGAGACCCGCCTTAGAGGTCTCCAGCTTGCCATAGCCAAAATGGAACGTGATGTTGAGTATTTAGATAAATATTTGTGTACTTTACGGGAGCGGCCAGAGAGCCCCCCTCTATTTCAACGTCAGAGCACTGATATCATTGTGGATAGCGAAGCTGGTACTACTGCTCTCACTCAGGGAACGACGACATTTCACGATGAGCACACCGGTCAGGAAGAAGGTCAGAAATCAGCACACCCTGCATTTGCGATTGCTGATGCTGTGGAGACAGCTGGGCTTAAAGATTTTCTGTCGCGTCCGGTGCGCATCGGAGGGTATGGATACAGTGAGTCAAATGTGACTGG